GACATTCGACGAGACGACCGAGCTGGGCAAGGCGCAGGCCATTTACGTGCGGCACCACTCTGGGCGGGAGTTCCGCGAGCAGCGCACCCAGGCGGGGCTGACGGTGTTCACGTTCCCGCCGCATCAGCGGTGCTTCGCCGAGCACCGGACGACCCCGAATTTCTTCACCGTCCGGGCCGGGGACCACCGCGCCAACTACGGGCTCATCCGCCGGCACGTCAACGGCCGGGACTGGGCCGAGGACTTCGGGGAGCACCAGCAGCACCTCGCCGACGAGCACCAGAAAGGATCGATCTGACCATGTCGAAGCAGCACGGACTGGGAGCGACCATCACGGTGGACAACTCCTCCGCCGCCGCGAAGGTCGTCTCCAACTCCAACAGCCAATTCGAGTTCGCGACCCCACGCGCGGCCAACGACATCACGGGTGTCGACAAGTCCGCCATCGAGCGGCAGCTGCTGCTCGCCGACTTCTCCTGCACCCTGCAGGGCACGTTCGACACCACCGCCGACAAGGCCCACGACGTGTTCTCCGACGTGTCCTCCACGTCGGTGGCACGCACCACGAAGATCCAGCCCACCTCCGGGGCGACCCCGTACCTGCAGGTCGAGGCGTACTACACCGACTACCAGATCACCCGCGCCGACTCCGGCGCCCTGAACTGGCAGTCCCCCGGCGTCCTCGCCGACGGCACAGTACCTACGTGGACCAATTCATAACGCCTGGTAGATTCCAGGTATGACCAAAAGGATTCCCAAATGCCACCCTGACCGGCTCCACATGGCGAACGGCCTTTGCGGCCAGTGCTACTACCGCGAATACGACAAGAAGCGCAGAAGGAAAAAGGACCCCAGTGAGTACGCCGAGAACTACAGGAAGCCACCGCACCCGCCTCAACGGAACGCGGATTGTCATCCTGATCGGCCACACCACGGCAAGGGGCTGTGCGGTGAGTGCTACATGCGTCAGCACCGCAACTCCGTACGCGCGGACTGCCACCCAGACCGGCCTCACGTCGCCGATGGTCTCTGCTCGCGCTGCTACAGCAAGCGGCGGTATGACCAGGATCCGGAGACGGCCCGGCGGCTACAGCGGGAATCTCAGGCCCGCGCGCGTAAGCGGCTGCGAGACGAGCTCATCGAGGCGTACGGCGGGCAATGCTCCTGCCCTCGTTGCCCCGAAACCAATCCGGCGTTCCTCACGCTGGAGCACACCAACGGCGACGGCACACAGCACAGGAAAAAAGTCGGGAGCCATTCGTACGCCGACCTGCGGCGAAGTGGCTGGCCGAAGGAGGGATACACCTTGCTCTGCTGGAACTGCAATTCGATGACCCGAGGCGGTCGCGTCTGCCCGCACATGGTGGACATCCCGACCTGGACGAACAGCTAACCCGGCTCCCAGAAAGCAGCGGAGATCATGGGCTACAAGCGCGAAAAGAAGATCTACAACCTGGTGTTCTCGGACCCGGACATGAACGGGCTTGAGGTCAAGACCCGGTCCGCGTCTCTCGGCGGCTACCTGAAGATCGTGGAGCTGGCGATGCGGATGCAGAGCTCGGCGTCCGACGACTTCGACGTGGCCGCCCTCGACGAGCTGTTCGGCCGGTTCGCCAAGGTGCTCGTCTCCTGGAACCTCGAGGACGACGCGCGGGAGTGCCGGGAGTGCGCCGCGCGGTGGTTCGACGGGGCCGGCGAATGCCCGAAGGGGCACGAGGCGGACTGGATCGTCGTGGAGAACGCGCCGGTGCCGGCCACCGAGGCGGGGCTGTTGGAGCAGGACCCGGACTTCGTCATGGCGATCATCAACGCGTGGACGTCCGCCGTTGGCGATGTGGGCGACGGCCTGGGAAAAGGCTCGACCAGTGGCGCGAGGTTCCCGGAGGTGTCCATTCCGATGGAGCTGTTGTCGAAAAGCCCTCCGAGCTGATCTTCGCGGAGACGCTCAGCTACCTGTGCCGCACGTTCAACTGCCGGCCGAAAGACCTGGGCGTTGACGGGCCGGAGCTGGTGCGTCACGCGAACGTCCTGGCCCGCGGCACACCAGAACAGCAGCAGCCGGACCTTGACGTGATGGAGGGAGGTGAATCGGGTTGGCCAACGAGGTGACGATCGACGTCCGCACCCGCGACCGGGGCGCCTCCGCCGGACTCAACAAGTTCAAGGGCGACCTGACGCGGATGCTGTCCGGCCTCAAAACGGTGGCGGTCGCCGCGGGCGCCGATCTGGCGTCCTCCCTCGCCGGTCCCCTCGTCGCCGCGGCCGGGACCGCGGTGGCCGCGTTCGCGTCGTCGGGCGCCGCGGTGGGCGCGTTCGGGCTGGCCGTCCTGCCGCAGATCAAACGCATCACAGACCTGAAGGCCAACCTGCGGGACATGCCGCCGGCCACGCGGGAGGCGGCGGAGGCGTTCCGGGGTGCCCGTAAGGACCTGATGGCCTGGTCCGACAGTCTCACGCCGGCGACGATGCCGCTGTTCACGCGCGCTTTGAACCTGGTCGGGCAGATCCTCCCCAAGACCTCCACCCTGGTTCGGATCGCCGCCGCGTCGTTCGATGACTTCCTCGGCTCGATCGAGAAGGGCGTGAAGGGCGGCGGACTCGACGGGTTCATGACCCGGCTCAACAAGGCGGCCGCCGACTCGCTGCCCAGGTTGCTGGGTGCGGTGAAGAACGTCGGGGTCGGGCTGGCGGGGATCCTGTCGGCGTTCCTGCCGTTCTCCGGATCCCTGGCCGGCGGTCTGGAGAAACTCACCGCCAAGTTCGCGGCCTTCGGCCGGAACCTCGGCAGCAATCCGGCGTTCCAGAACTGGATGCGGGACATGATCGCCCGCGGCCCCGTGATCCTCGGCTTGTTGGGGAATCTTGCCCGGATCATCCTCAACGTCGCGCAGGCCCTCGCGCCCTTCACCGGGCTCACGCTGAAGGTGACCGCCGCGCTGGCGGCGTTTGTGGCCGCGATCCCGCAGGGGGTGATGGACTGGCTGGCCCCCACCATCACCGGCATTGTTCTCGCGATCCGGGCGTGGGCGGTCGTGCAGGGCGTCCTCAACCTGGTGCTCGCGGCCAACCCGATCGGCCTCGTCGTGATCGCCCTCGCCGCCCTCGCCGCCGGGCTGATCTACGCCTACCGGCATTCGGCGACGTTCCGGAGCATCGTGCAGGCCGCGTTCCGGGCCGTGTCGCAGGCCGCGGAGGCGCTGAAGGATAAGGCCAAACCGGCCGTCGAGGCGATCGCGCGGTTCTTCACCGACACGCTCCCGCAAGCGTTCGACGAGGGCGTCGGGAAGCTCCTCGACGTCGTGGGGAAGGTCGACGACGCCGTCAAGCACGTGAAGGACCAGATCAACGGCCTGTCCACCGGGCAGGGCATCGGCGGCGGGAAGGGCAAGAAGAAGGGCGGGCTGCTCGACCTGATCGCCCCGGAGCTCACCCATCCGGGGGAGTTCATCAGCTTTTTCTCCAAGACGATCGGGAAGGTCACCGGCGTCCTGAAGGGGTTCGCGAAGAAGTACACCGCGAAACTCGGCGTCAACGGGCTCGGGGACGTCAAGAGCATCGCGGGCAGGGCCAAGGACGCCGCGCTGGGGTTCGCGCGCCGCGCCTACCGGGCGCTGCTGAACGCATCGTTCCCCGGCTCGTCCGTCGTGAAGGCCGCCGCGCGGGCCGCGTCCGCGTTCGCCCACGGCACCTACCGCGCCACACTCCGCGCGCTGGACCGGGCCAGCAGCGTCGGCCGGCGGGTCATGGGCTACCTGCGCAGCATCTTCCACCCGATCACCGTCACCATCAACGCCGTGCTCGGGCACGTCCCGAAACTGCCGTTCTTCCACCGGCTCGGCGGCGTCAAACACATGCAGGCCGGCGGGAACACCACCCTCGTCGGCGAGGAAGGCCCCGAGCTGGTGGACCTGCCCACCGGCGCGTACGTGCGGCCGGAGGCCACCACCCGCGGCCGCATGATGCAACAGCAGCAGGGCGCCGGCATGGCCGGCCCGATAGTCATCAACGTGCAACTCGACGGCAAAACCCTCGCGTCGCTGTTGTTCGACCCGCTGAAAGGCGTCGTCCGGCAGAAGGGCGGCAAAGGGCCGGGGTCGGCTCAGAAAGCCTGGGGGTACGCCTGATGGCCACCCTCAACAACACCGCCGAGGGCGGCACCGACGCCACCACCGTCACGACCGGGAACAGCGGCGGCACCTCCGGCGACGCGTGGGACGCCATCATCAGCGGCGGCACGTCGGCGGCCACATTCGACGACACCCACGCGTTCCAGGGGCTCCTCGCCTACAAGGACGTCCACGACGGGTCGAACACGCTCTACCGCACCTGGACCACCAAGCTCGGCACCGTCGGAGAGGCGTGGGGCCGCGACTACCTCTACCTGACCGCGAACCCGGCCGCGACGATGGGGATCATCCGGGGCCGTAACGGCACCACCCAAACGTTCCGGATCTCGATCACCAGCGCCGGGAAAGTGGTGATGCTGAACTCGGCGTCGTCGACGCTCGCGACGTCTACCGCGTCGGTGCCGCTGAACCACTGGGTCCGCATCGAATGGCACGTCATCGCGTTGGCGTCGAACGGGACAGTCGAGGTCCGGCTGTTCAACTCCCCGAAGTCGACGACACCGACGGAGACGCTGTCGGTCGCCACCGCCGCGCTCACCAACAACATGACGGAGATCGGGTACGGGCTGCAGAACACGGCGGGCACCGTGTGGCGGGACGGGGAGAACGTCAACACCGCCGGCTGGCCGGGGCCGCTGCGTTCCACCCCGAAGGTTGAACTCAACATCGACGGCACCTGGACCGACGTGTCGCCGTACGTGCTGTACGCCGAGGGCATCACCGTCACCCGGGGCCGGCGCTCCGAATCCGGGGGGATGGAGGCGCAGACCGCGTCGCTGACGTTCAAGAACCACGACGGCCGGTTCACGCCCCGCCTGCCCACCTCCCCCTACTTCGACAAGCTCGGCCGGAACACCGAGATCCGCATCGCCCGCGACAACCCGACCGGTGAGGCGTGGCTGGGGGTCGGGCTCGGTGGGGCGCTGCCCTCCTACGCCATCTGCCTGGACTCGGCCGGCGTGAGTATTACGGGGGACACCGAGGTCCAGATCGATGTGACCCTCGACGACTGGGGCATCGACCAGGACCTGTGCTCGAAGTACCTCGCCGCCGGGAATCAGCGGTCGTGGGCGTTGAACATTGAGGGTGGGCTGCTGCAGTGGGTGTGGTCCACCGACGGCACCACCACCAAGAACGCGGTCGCGACCGCCGCGATCGACGCCGACCCGGGCGAACGGGTCGCCATCAAGGTCACCCACGATGTGAACAACGGCGCGTCCGGCAACGACGTGAAGTTCTGGACGGCCGACAGCCTGTCCGGCACGTGGGTGCAGCTCGGCGCGACGGTCACCGGGTCCGGCGCCACGTCCATCTTCGACTCGACCGCGAACGTGTACGTCGGGGACCTGCCCGACTCCGGCAACGAACCGATATGCGGGAAGGTGCACGCGTTCAAGCTGATCTCCGGGATCGGCGGCACCGAGAAGGCCAACCCGGATTTCACCGCGCAGGACTCCGGGGTCGACACGTTCACCGACGCCGCGGGGAACGCGTGGACGTTCAATGCGCACGCGAGGATCTTGCAGCCCCACCGGTTCCACGGCGAGGTAAGCGAGTGGCCTGTCGTTTCGGACGTCACCGGCGGGTTCGTGACCGTGTCGATCGAGGCGGCCGGGCAGTGGCGGCGGCTGTCGCAGAACGAGGAGCCCCTCAACTCGGCGATGTTCCGGGCGCACACCAACCCGGCGCTGACCCGCATCAAGGCGTACTGGTCGCTGGAGGACCTCGCGGAGGCCACCGAACTCGCGTCGAACGCCACGCAGGTCGCCGGGTTCCCGATGCGGTACACCGGATCGCCGGAACTCGCGTCCTACGACGGGTGGACCGCGTCGGCGGCGATGCCCACCATGAACGGCGCCACGTTCACCGGCACCGTCCGGGGCTACACCGCCACCGGCGAAAGCTCGGTGTACTTCTTCCTGTTCGTCGACGCGGCGGTCGCGTCGGAGACCCGGCTGTTCTCGGTGCGGACGACCGGCACAGCCCGCAACTTCGACGTGTACCTGACGACGGCCGGCGCCTTGCGGGTCCGGGCGCAGGACGACGACGGGTCAGCGATCGACGACGGCGGCGGGAACCTCGACACCGCTACCACGTTCGACCTGAACAGCCGCGGGTTCGTGATGCTCGGGCTGCAGCTCACCCAGGACGGCTCCGACGTCGACTGGGAACTGACCATGTCGGACTTCACCAACACCGACGTGATGGGTGGGCTGCTGGACGTTTTGGAGGCCACCGGCACCATCACATCCAAGACGTTCGGGATCATCCGCTCCGTGGTGGTCGGGTCGTCCGCTTTGGACGAGGTGAAGATCTCCCACATCGCCGTGTCGGATGAAACGGCGGCGTTCCTCACCGACGTGGACGACGCTATCCGCGCCTACAACGGGGAGGGCCCGGTCAACCGGCTCGCCCGCCTCGGCGACGAGGAGGACATCCTCTACCGGATCGTCACCAAGGCCAAGGGCGGCAACTCGGCCAGCATGGGCGACCAGACCATCAAGACGTTCACGGAGCTGCTGACCGAGCTGGAGAACACCGACCTGGGGATCCTGCACGAGGCACGGGAGTTCCTCGGGCTCGGGTACCGCACCCGCCTGTCGCTGGCGAACCAGGAACCGGCGGTCACCCTGTCGCACTCCAGCCACGAACTCGGCGACACCCTGAAACCGGTCGACGACGACCAGCTCACCGTCAATGAGCAGTACGTGATCCGGGACCAGGGCATCAAGGCGTACAAGTCGAAGACCGAGGGGAAGCTGTCGAAGGCCAAGCCGCCGCAGGGCGGCGTCGGCCCGTACCCGGCGGAGCAGACCGTCTCCGTCACCTACGACCAGCAGGCCATCGACCAGGCCGGGTTCCGGGTGCTGCTCGGCACCCAGGACGCCGCCCGGTATCCGCAGATCATGGTGAACCTGCACCACCCGTCCATCGCCGGGACGGACCTGGAGACGGCGCTGCTGAACGTGGACGTCGGGGACCGGCTGGTGGTGACGGACCTGCCGGACCACCTCCCACCCGACGACATCTCCGTCCTGGTCAACGGCTACACCGAACGGTTCGACCAGTTCACCCACTCGATCACGTTTAACTGTGTGCCGGAGGCGCCGTGGCGGTGGGCGGTGGTCGACGACGATGTGAAACGGGCCGCGCCGACGGCGGCGGAGACGGTCGGGGACATGGACGCCGGCACGGACACCGAACTGGCGGTGCTGACCACCGACGGGCCGGTGGCGATCAACACGACCGACCACGCCGACGATTTCCCGTTCAACATCCGCACGTCGGGTGTGACGCTGGAGGTCACCGGCATCACGTCGTGGGCGTCCGACGCGTTCGGCCGGTCCGCCACCGACTCGTGGAGCAGCCCCGACATCGGCCCGGCTTACACCCTGGTCGGCACCGCCGCCGACTTCGACGTGGCCGCCGGCGTCGGAACCATGACGCTGCCCACCACCAACGCAGCGCACCTGGCGTTGCTGGCGGCGGCGCACGCCGACTCCGACATCTACGTCGACATCGCCACGTCGGCCACCGCGACCGGGCAGAGCCTGTACGGCGGGCTCGTGTCCCGCTGCGTCGACAACAACAACTTCTACACCGCGCGGCTGGAGTTCAGCACAAGCCAAGTGATCTTCCTGAATGTGCGGAAACGGGTCGCCGGCGCCGAAACCCAGCTGGCCTCCTTCACGGTGCCGCTGACCCACGTCGCCGGCACCTTCTACCGGGTCCGGTTGCAGACGGCCGGGTCGCTGGTGCGGGCGAAGTGCTGGCTGACGACCGGTCCGGAGCCGGCCCGCTGGCAGACGTCCGCGACCGACACGGACCTGACCGCCGCCGCGAACCTCGGCGCCCGGTCGTTCTCCAACACCGGGAACACAAACGTCAACCCGGTGGTGCGCTACGACAACCTGTCGGTGGTCAACCCGCAGCGGTTCACCGTCACGCAGACGGCGCTCAACGGCGTGACCAAGACCATCCCGGACGGTTCGCAGGTTGAGCTGGCGAACCCGGCACATGTGGGGCTGGTATGACGACGTATCCGGACTGGGCGGCCGGGGACCTGATCACCGCGGCGAACCTGAACGCCGGCCAGTGGAACATGGTGGTGAAGCAGGCCACCGAGACCGTCACCAGCAGCACCACGTTGCAGGACGACGACGAGCTGGTGATCCCGCTCGAGGCCAACGCCACCTACTACGTGATCGTGCACTGCGCGTACGGGGCGGTGTCCGCCGCCGACGTCAACACCGAGTACACGTTCCCGTCCGGCGCGACCGGTTTGAAGTGGTGCCAGGGCCCGCAGATCGGCTCCTCCGACCGGGAGAACACCGCCATGGTGTCGGCGGTGCACAACTTCGGCACCGACCGGAACTACGGGGCCACCTCGACCAGCAACACCATCGCGGCGATTGAGCACATCCACATCACCACCTCCTCGACGGCCGGTGACCTGACGCTGCGGTTCGCGCAAAACGCGTCCAACGCCACCGGGTCGGTGAACCTGGCCGGCAGTTTCGTGACCTGGGTGAGGGTGGCATGACCACCTACCCGGAGTGGCGCTGGGGCATGAAGATCACAGCGGACCGGTTGGCGGCCAGGCAGTGGAACAACCTGGAGAAGGCCGCCGACCAGACCGCCTCGTCCACATCGTTCGTCGACGACGACACGCTCGTGGTGCCGGTCGAGGCGAACGCCACCTACTACCTGATCTTCACCGTCGCCGGGTACGCCACCTTCGACGGGGCCGGTACCGCTGCGTCGCTCAACACCGAGATCGCCGTGCCGGCCGGGGCGACCGGGTTCAAGTTCTGCCAGGGCCCGCAGACCGCGTCGACGGACCGGGAGAACACGAACATGGTCTCCGCCGTGCACGGGCACGGCACCGACCGCCGGTACGGCACCGAGGACGGATCCACCGCCGCCGTCGCCATCGAGGAACACGTCACGGTGATCACGGCGGGCACCGCCGGGGACGTGACGTACCGGTTCGCGCGCGGCAACACCGACACAAACTCGGCCGGGGTCATCGGCCGGTCTTCCGTCTCGTGGGTGAGGGTGGCATGAGCAGATACCGGCTGGAGCTGATCGGCGTCGACGGGGAAGCCGCCGACGAGGAACACGAGCTGGTGGAGGCCACCGGCCAGGGGCTGCGGATCGTTGACGGCGACCGGGAGACCGGCATCCCGTGGGGCGTGATCCACGTCTACGCGATCACCCCGCTGGACGTGGACGTGCGGCAGCCGACGGTGCGGCAGGTCCCGCGGCGCCCGAACAGGCGCAAGGCACCATGACCATCCACGTTGAAGGAGCCTGATGGCCGAGTACCTGAACACCGAGTGGCTGGGCGCGGACGTCTTCGTCGACCGGTCGGTGCGGTTCCCGCTCAGCACCGTCTACACGACCTTCACCTTCGACCACGACATCTCCGACACCAGCGGGATGCACGACGACAACGGCCCCGACTACGCCTCCATCGGCAACGGGCAGGCCCGCTATTTCTCCGGCGTGCTGGACTACCAGCTGCTCGGCGGCGCGATGAGCGAAGAGGTGCACATCCGGACCGTCGAGGTCGACGCCGCCGGCGGCATCGTCGAAACCCACAAGCCGCACGAGTTCTACCTGTCGGCGATCCCGCCGGAGACCGACGAGAACGGCGAGTACCTGTACCCCAAGTCGACGCATCAGCGGTGGCCGGTGTTCTCGAACATCAACGCCGGGCACCGGCTGCGGATCCAGGTGACGCACTGGACACACGACGGCCCCGACCTGTACATCGGGCAAGCCCAGCTCACGGGGCGGTTCGAGACATGACGGCAAGGTGGCCTGGTGGCCGATGAGATCTCCACAGGCGAGCTGGCCCGCCGGCTCGACGAGATCCTCCGCAACGTCCAGCGGCTCCCCACCCGCGAGGAGTTCACCAGCGAGCAGCGCCTCACCGAGCACCGGTTCACCGAGATCGAAAACGACATCAAGGAGTTGCAGCGCCGCATCGAGGACCGCGAGAAGACCGGCGGCGCGAACGTGCGGCAAGCGATCTACGCGGGGCTCATCCCGACCGCGCTGTTCCTGGTCACGATCCTGCTGCAGCTCAAGGGCGGCGGTGCGTGATGGCTGAGAAGGTCCGCGTCGTGCGGCGGAACGTGTGGGTGGCGTTGGCGGTCACGCTGGTGGCCGGCCTGGCGGTGTGGGCGATGGCCGCGATCCGGGACCTGCAGCACGACAACCAGGTCCTGACCCGGCAGGTGGTGGCGTTGGGTGGCCGGCCGCTGGTGTCCCCGACGGTGGGCCCCACTGGGCCGGTCGGCCCGAGTGGGCAGCCGGGCCAGCCCGGTCAGCCGGGTTCCCAGGGACAGCCGGGCGTGGCCGGTTCCCCTGGCACCCAAGGGCGCCCCGGCCCTTCAGGTGCCAGCGGCCCGCCCGGCGCACCAGGCGTGATCGGGCCGTCCGGCGCCGCGGGCGCGGCCGGTCAGCCGGGGCAGGACGGCGCGCAAGGACCCGCCGGCGCGCAAGGACCCGCCGGCCCCGCAGGGCCGCAGGGCGACACCGGCCCGCGAGGCGAACAAGGCGAACAAGGCGACCGCGGGGAGCAGGGGCCGCCCGGCCCGGCACCCGCGACCGTGTACTGCCAGCCACCAGGCGCCCTGCAAGGCGGCGCGTGGACCTGCACAACCAACCCACCGTGAGTGAGGTGTTATGACGATCTTCGGTATCGACTACGCGTGGGGCCGGCCCGGAGTGGCCGCGCTCAAATCGAACGGCGTCAAGTTCGTCGCCCGCTACCTGTCCCACGACACCACCGGGAAGAACCTCACCAAGACCGAGGCGAAACAGCTGTCCGACGCCGGCATCTCACTCGTGGTCGTGTGGGAATCCACCGCCGAGCGGCCCCTCGCCGGCCACGCCGCCGGGGTCGCCGACGCGAAGGCCGCCGCCGGCCAGGCGAAAAGCTGCGGCATGCCCGACGGGCGGCCGATCTACTTCGCCGCGGACTGGGACGCCACCGAGGGGCAGCAGGACGAGATCAACGCCTACCTCGACGGCGCCGCCTCGGTACTCGGCCGCGGAAGGGTCGGGTTGTACGGCGGGTACTGGCCGATCAAACGCGCCTTCGACGCCGACAAGATCAGCTACGGGTGGCAGACGTACGCGTGGTCGGGTGGCCGGTGGGACCGGCGGGCGCAGATCCAGCAGTACAAGAACGATCAACGCATCAACGGTGTGGGCGTGGACTACGACCGCACCACAGTCAGCGACTACGGGCAGTGGCGCGTCGGCGTCACCCCAGAGGAGGAAGACATGACAGTCACCGACGAGGACGCCCTGAAGATCGCCAAGCTCGTCTGGTCCGGGAAGGGCATGGACGTCCTGACCGCCCCGGGCCTGCAGGCCGGGGAGACCTTCCCCGCCGCCCCGGACCCGGACAACGAGACGTGGTACCCGGCGTCGTTCACCCGGCAGGCGATCCAGGGGATCTGGTGGCTCGGCGCGAAGCTGGACACGCTCGCGAAGCAGTCCGGTGTGGACGTCGACGAGGACGCCATCGCGAAGGCGGTCCTGGCCGGGCTGTCGCCGGCGGCGATCGCCGCGGCCGTGGTCGACGTGTTGCCGGCCGACCTCGCCGCTCAGGTGGTCAGCGAGATCGGTGACCGGCTCGCGCAGCCGGGTGTTCAGGTGGGCGCAGGCGAGGAGGGGACGAGCGATGCTGGCTGACTTCGTGCCGTCGCTGATCCGCACGTACGTGCCGCTCGGTGTCGGCTTCGTCCTGACGTTCCTCGCCCAGGCTTTGGGCATCGTCATCTCCGACGACACGAGCGCCCTTGTGACGGCGTTCGTGGCGGTGGTCGTGTCGGGCGTCTACTACGCCGCGGTGCGGCTGCTCGAGGCCCGCTGGCCCGCCATCGGCAGGGTGCTGCTGGCGCTGGGTGTGACGGCCAAGCAGCCGACGTACGTGCCGCAGGTGCCACCGGTCCCACCGGCGGCCTGAACCGGCAAAGGGTCTGACAGCGCGTCGGCCAGTGTCCGAACTGTCCGACGCGAACTGTCCGAACCGTCCGCTCGCGGAGTGCACTGTGCGGTGGTACTCGCGCGGGCAGGCGCGCCCGGACGCGTTGACGGTTTCCGGTTGCAGACCGGCACTGTATGGCGCCGGACTGTACGGTCGCGAACTGCTGCACGAACTGCGGCACGCGGCACCAAACGCCTACGTGGGGGCGGTCCTGCAGCAGTTCGTGCACAGGTTCGTGCGGCGGTTCGTGCGCAAGATCAGCGTCGGACGCTCCGCCCCGCGCGGCTCAGATCGCCGTAGAGCGCCCCGCCTAGTCGGATTGAGGCGGAATAGCCAACCCGCCCGGGTTCGGCCGCGAGCCGGGCGCTCAGCCCCGGCGGAAGGGCAATAGGGCAACGCCTAGCGACGCGCGGGCGCGACGCGCCTCCGCGTCACGATTAGGGGGTTCCGGGGGATCCGGCCCGATTGCCCTTGCCCGATTGCCCTTTCCGCGCTGAAGGTGCCGGCTTACGGGCCGTCACGCCCAAGGTGCACCCCTGCACTTGCCTCACGTGCGCGCGCGCCACGCCTGCACGTAGGGCTCCGCCAGGGCCAGTCGAACATGCACTGCACCATCGGATGCACGTCACGGAGCGTGACGGAATCCCTTCACGGGAATCACTACAAACACTTCACAGACCCGCCCCGTATATGGGGCTCCCGTGAAAGGTTTGTAATGATTCCGCCGTGTAATGATTCCGGTGACGCTGTGTGCATCTCACGCGGCGCCTCCATCCGCCTGCCGCTCGTCTCGCCCCGCCCGTCTCACGTACGCGTCTCACGAAGCTTGAGACGAAATCCGGGCACCCAACGTGCGCGCGGGGGCGCGCGCGCGAGGGCTGAGATGAGACGTGAGACGAGACGGTAGGCGCACCGGCCGCGGTCACGCTCAGCTCACCTCACCACGCGGAAACTGCGGACAGTCCGCGGAGGGTCGGTGCGGACGGGGTCATCACGCCCGATGCACGCGGACACGTGCGCGAGGAAACCCCGCCGACCTGCAAGGTGTCCGGTATGCCCGATTGCGGATTCTGCGGGGCACTGCGGATCTTCCGCGGACATGGCGACGGCGCCCCGGGGACCCTCCAGGCCCGGGACGCCGCCGCATCCCCACCAGACAGGTAGGGATCAGGGGGATTGGTCCAATTCCGCGTCCAACTCCGGCAGGGGAGCGCGGTCCAGGATCTCGGTGCGGATCTGTTTCGCCTTCGACTCCGACACCGGGCCGTG